ATTTTATTCATCGTAGGGTACTCCTTCATCTTTATTTATTTAAGCCGAATGCACTACCTGTAAGTATTGCACCAAAGGCCAAGTGGAACAATCCACCTCCCATAAGGGTGAATGGATTATGTTGTCCTGTTAATTTCTTCATCAACTCCATCTGCACTAATGGTTCGTTAGTCGCATTTATAATATCCATAAATTGGCTTATATCTGGTCTATTCAATCCGTACCAAATCGGCACAAACATAAAGTCATAAAAACAAATGAGCAGGTATATAATAAGCGCCGTCCAGCGCCAGTACATCGTACTACGAGCATAGGCATTGTCTAGGTCCTGCTGTGCCACAATCTATATACAAGGTGGTGTACACTTCAGTGCCTCGACACCGATAAACATAACGGCTATAAAGACGGTAACTCCAATTGCAATAGCAATCCATTTAAATTTCATTACTCCTCCTGCGAAGTCGTGGTGTAACAACTATTTATATTGTAACTAGTTCCAAAGCCGACTATAACTAGTGCCAATTGTTGCAAAAATACAACAAAAAAACATCAAAAAAGACTTGACAAACACCTAAAACCACTGTATAATATGTACTGTTGAATGAGATAAATAACAATAAGGAGTGCCAATGACTATAATGACAAAACCAGCCAATGCTGACTTGACCATAGATTTAACTGGTCCAGACGGAAATGCGTTTGTGTTACTGGGATATGCCAAGAATTTTGCAAAGCAATTAGGCTTGGATTTCACGGCTATAAATGCCGATATGACCGCAGGTAATTATGATAATCTAGTGAAGGTTTTCGATGAACATTTCGGTGACTATGTGACACTATATAAATAATGGAGAATTTGATGACAGAACTTAAGGTCAAAGGCGACTTAGGTGGCGTGGATGTCGAAAAATTCAACGAGATTCTAGCGACCTATGAGGGCACCAACGCCTTCATAAAAGACGTTATCTTCAATGTAAAGAAATGGAATTCAGCCACGGCCAAACAGATGGCCGCGGTGGTAAAGTCTTTTAAACAAGACGAGGACTTTTCCAAGAAGAATAAGGCTCGCCTTGAGCGAGTAGTACCAATGGTGGATGGCAAGGGAGAAGTCATAGGAGAAGTTGTTTCCATTAAACAATACGAAAGCCACTGGTCCGCGTATACATATAAGATGCTAATAGAAGATTTCAAGGGGTATCGAGTTTTCGGTACTGTACCTGCATTCTTCTTAGACGCAGATGTAAAGGTTGGAGATTTCGTGAAATTCAATGCGAAACTTCGCCAGAAAGAATTAGGATTCGGATTCTTCTCATATCCTAGAAAAGGAGTTTTTGTAGATAGCGATTCTGCAAAAATCACGAGAGAAGATATAGAAGCAAAGCGTCCGAAGGTAACATCAGTGACACAGGAAGCAGAAAAGAAGGCCTTACGAGAACGAGAATTAATGGACTTTCTGTCTGCTTAAAAGGGCAAGGAGGGAAGTCCTATATTATAAAGGCCTTGATGGGAAAGTTGCAGAGCAACGTGAAAACACTTGGCGCAGACCTCACTAATTACATAGGAAGCATATTGAAATGAGTTGTAATACGAAACATCCACACCACCACCCTCCCCTATGGCTAGTAAAAGTCGAATGGCTGGATGCGGCCACATATAACAACGGCTGGCACGATTTAGATGATTTACCCATTGAAAATGACTACTTTGAGTCGTACGGAATACATTTCCTAGACGATGAGTTGTGTATGTATTTGACCGATACTGTCAGGCCAGACAAATGTGTAGGCACCATACACCAGATTCCAAAGGGTATGATTAAGAAAGTCACTAGAATCAAGAAGATAAAAGAGATGTGGAAGCCGAAAAAAGATGAAAAAAAGACTTGACAAATGGTCAAAACCTTGTATAATAGTAGTATGATAAAGATTGAGAAAGTTGAAAATGAAAAAAATATGATTGTTTATTTAGATATGGACGGAGTTATTGCGAACTTCTTTAAAGCATTCGCAAAGAAGAATGGAGTTAACCACTGGAAAGAAATCGATGATGTAGAGGCCAAGATACTGGAACTACAGCAAACCGATTTCTTTAATACATTAGAGCAATATCCAACATCGAAAGAATTAGTTGAATTTGTTAAAGAACTTGCTGGAGAAGATTGGGGAATATGTTCAAGTCCGCTACGCGGAGATGCACGTAATTCTGCATATTGGAAGGAAGTCTGGTTGAAAGAAAATGGATTCACTCCTCCCAAGAAGAAAAATCTGATATTTACCAGTAACAAAGCCAAGTGGGCCACATCTAATGGTAAACCAAATATTTTGATTGATGATAAACCAAGTAACATCGCCCTTTGGGAAGCAAACGGTGGAATTGGCATACGTTATCAAGCGAACGAGGACAGCCTCGCCGCAGTCAAAAAAACTTTAAAACAGAAGAAATTCAGTCAAGAAAACTTGACAAATTAGATAAATATTTAAGGTACTCTACCTCAAATAGAGACTGGGTTAGTCGGTCGACCAGTATAAAAAGCGTGGACGATTATATAGGAGATGTTTATGTTAGATAAAATCTTAGGTGGCGTCAAAGGCGCACAAGAAGTGGGTGTGTCTTTAATCGCCCTTGCCATCGTATTACAAGTAGTATTCGGTGGAACAGTACCTTTCTTAGGTGGTGACGTTATAGGAACCGTCTTAGGTATTGTTGGTCAATTAGGCGCCGCAGGTCTAGTCGGACTAATTTCAGCAGTTTTAATTTGGAAATTATTTACGAGAGACTAGAAGATTTGATAATGTTGATAAATCTGAGGGGTGTCACGGCACCCCTTTTACTTCCTGAAAGGAAAGGTTGATTGATTTTGAGTTTTATAATGGCGAAATTAACACGAATTGAGTTGATGGTGTACAATAGGATGCTTACACAATTTTTAGAATGGACTGGTACTGGCGTTGTCATTATTGGTGCATTAGCAAACAGTCTCGGATATCACCCCGAAGGCCCCTATCTTATGATAGCGGGTGGGGCTATCTGGGTATTAGTAGGAACCCGTTGGAAAAAGTTGTCAATCGTTGTCACGAACTCCGTGATTACACTCGTATCAACTGTTGGACTGATATATTATTATTTCGCATAAGGAACTAAGGATGATTATTAAAGTATTTTCATTCGCCCTCTTGTTGATAATGTTAGTCTGGACACTGTCAGGTTGTTCAGAGGAAATAACAGCCATTGCTGAAGTAGAGGCCGCTAAACCGACTATAACTGAACAAGTTACATTAAAGTTTAAAGGCAAATACTGGAGACCCTCTGAAGAATTGACTACGTTCATAATGATAATGGAGAATAAACCATTATTTGATGGTGAGGCTGGAGTAGTAGAATATGACGATGTTGGTCATATCGCTAAAGGTTTTGGAACCAAAGCGTATCTATTTACAGATAAAGAGTCGAATACAAAAGAAGCAAAACGAATTATGGTATACAAACTTCTCGAAGCCAATGGCTATATCGATAAGCACGTTACCTATAAACTAGAAGAACATCAGAGGAATGCCCTAGTGTCATTGATATATAATGTAGGTCGTGATGCCTTTAGAAACAGTAAAGCATTCAAGGCCCTCAATAAAGGTGACGTAAAGGAATTTAAAATACAAGCATTCGACCCCAAACTTGGATTTGTGTGTGCCGACGGAAAGTTCAATAAAGGACTTATAAATCGTAGGGCACACGAACAAGAGATTTGGGACAATGGCTCTTATATTGTGTGGGCGTTAAATAGTCGATAAAAGACTTGACAAACGCCTCAAATTGGTGTATAATAACAATTAAAATGATGAAGGTATATTATGAGTGACAAAGAAAAGCGAAAAGTTGAGGTGAAAGAGTCAGCAGAGTATGACAATTATCTAGGTGAGGTCGATGACGATACGTTGCCGACTTCCCTAGGTTCTTTTATGGAAGATGGTGAATCTGGTATTAACACAGAAGTTGATATTGACCAGTGGAGAAAACACTGGAAGAATATGCCATCTTATACTCAGGAAGCAAATGAGCCATATAAGAAAGTCATTATGGCTTTCAGAACAAAGGAAGACTACGAAGATTTCCAGAAAAAGATAGGTCAAAGACTGACCGAAAAGACCAAGTCCGCTTGGCATCCCCACCTTGACGTTACTGCAAATTCTCTCCTTCGGTGGATGGATGAGGAATGATAGAACGCATATACATCCCAACTATCCGCAGGACAGATAATCAAATAACATTTGAAGGACTCCCTAGAGAGTTACAACGAAAAGTTGTTTTTGTCGTAGAACCAGGTGAGCGTCTGCAATACAAGTATGAAGGCGTTTATCTTACACTCCCAGAAGATATAGTAGGCGATTGGTGCCAACTATCACGGACCCGAAAATTTATCCACGAACACGCAGGCGCCATCAAGTACGCAGTAATGGATGACGACCTAACTATTAGACGAAGAAACTCAAAGTACTGGACAGGTAAGTCCAATATGGAGACGAGTAGACGAGATGCTACTCACGAAGAAATTGAAGAGATGTTTGCTACGTTCAATATCTGGTTGGATGAATGTGACATTGGAATAGTTGGTTTATCTACAGCAGAGGCACCACCAGCCAACACAGAATACGTAGATACCAAAGGTGTATTCGGAATGATATTCGTTGACGGTAGAATGTTATCAGAGGTTCTTCCTGAAATGGACCTTACTTCTATCAGAATAGCAGAGGATGTTATGTTTATCTATGAGTGCTTATCACGAGGTATTAATACCCGACAGTCTACAGAATGGATGTATGACAATGGGTCGCTCAAGAAAGATATGCAATCATCCAGAGTCATATGGACTGATATGCACAAAGAACAACCTAAGGACCATTTTCAGACAGACGAACATTATTTTGCCCTTGAATATATCAGAAGCAGATTTCCTGAAGGAATTAAGATTTATGAAAAGGATGGTAGACGTAAGAACACCAAATATTGGAAAAAGGTGTACAAATCATCCAATTATGGACCCTCACTGGAGGAGTTTTTTGATGATTAGAACTTGGCTTTGTCTTATTGGCACGGTAGTGATATACTGTCTTGCCCTTTATAAATGTGGTCAGGTAGATACTCCCTTCCCTAAGCATTGGGTGGGAAATGCTGACCCCACAACCCTACAGAAATAATGAGTAAACGTGATATGAAACTATTGACTATATTTATCTTTTGTGCTATACTATCCGTCAGTTCAATGCTTTTTTACGATGATGTACGGGAAACACACTTCAAACAGGAGAGCAAATGTCCCGACTAAGAAATCCTTGTTCAGACTACACCTATCCTCAATATCCGTTGTATACGATATCCAAGGGACGGGCAGACAGTATGATTACTTCAAAGAGTTTATCTCGGATGAAGATTCACCACTATATTGCTATAGAACCTCAGGACGAAGAGCCTTATGAAAAAGCCCTTGATACGTTCAATTTGCGTCCGTACGCTACACTTCTTCTTTTACCTTTTTCTAATCACGGTGATGGCCCAGGACGTGCAAGGAACTGGTGTTGGGACCACGCTAAAGATGTCCTACAAACAGAGTGGCATTGGGTGATGGATGATAACATTGCAGACTTCTATAGACTGCATAAGAATTTTAGGTATCGAGTAGAGAACGGTGCCTTGTTCAGGTCGTGTGAAGATTTTTGCGATAGATATGAGAACATTCAAATGGCTGGTCCTCAGTATCGATTCTTTATTGCACCTAATCAAAAGTATCCTGCGTATGTGACTAACACTCGAATATACTCTTGCAATCTTATTAAGAATTCAGGAGAACATCGATGGAGAGGCCGCTATAACGAAGATACAGACTTATCGCTACGGATACTGAAAGATGGAGATTGCACAGTTCAGTTTAATCACTTCCTTCAAGGGAAATGTGCAACACAGACTGTAAAGGGTGGCAACACGGAAGAGTTTTATCACGCCGAGGCTACCGATAACGAAGAGTTTGAAGAGACTGGGTATAATGCAGAGGGTACAATCAAAAAGTCTCAAATGCTTGTAGATATGCACCCAGACGTATGCAGAATTGTATGGAAGTATGGAAGATGGCATCATTTTTGTGATTACAATCCGTTCAAGAAAAACAAATTGAAGTATAAGAAAGGGCTACAGCCCATCCCAAAAAGCGACAACAATTATGGACTGGTGTTAACTAATACAGACAAGCAGGGGAACCGCGTTTGAGAGTGAGCAAAGAGTATATCTGGCACTTCACTTGCCTATTTTGTTTTGGGTATTGGAGTATTGCTACGATGGATGAATGGCAACCTAAAAAGATGTTTTGTCCACATTGTGGAAAGGAAAGAACATATGGGAAAATGCAATTTGGCAGTAAGTGAAGATATGATGAGAGAACAAAAAGGAATTTTTATCCCAAAACAAGATAAAGCAAAGTTTTGGAGTGAGAATTTTGAGATAAGAGAATATAATCAGATTAAACCCAGAGGTTTTCTAGCCGTTGATATAGGTGCCCACGTTGGCATTTGGACACGTAGATTAGTGATAGATTTTTGCAAGGTAATTGCCTTTGAGCCTTTAGGTAAGCATATTGAATGTCATATAAAGAATTGTGAAGGACTAGAACATATAGAATTAAATCAAGTCGCTTTAAGTAATGAGAATGGACATAGCCTTATAACAACGAAAGATAATAATTCAGGTATGTCCACTCTACTAGACAAGAAGTTTGATAGGCCTTTACCCAGGCAGATGGTTGAAACACGTACTTTAGATAGTTACAATCTACCTAAAGTTGATTTTATTAAGATGGATGTAGAGGGGTGGGAAGATAAGGTGTTGGAAGGTGCAACGGAAACTATCCTAAAATACAGACCTCGGATGTACATAGAAATTTGGCCAGACAAATATCAGAAGATATATGATATTTTACGAGATGATTTTGAGTACACCCTTCAGAGAGTCGGAAAAGCGAATTATATTTGTGAACCAGTCGCTAGAATCGAATAGTATGGGTCGCTCAAAATATAAATACTTATTCCTCTTGACATAAAAGAAGAAACATAGTATAATACACAAAAAGTCGCATATAGATAATATGTAGATATGATTAATTACCGGGCACAGCACCCTTTGTGCCTATTTTGAGTTATGGAGTTGAAATGGTAGAAATAAAAGAAAATCTAGTACGCAAAAGAGATGGGTCATTGCAACCGCTGGATTACGATAAGATACACACTATGCTGGAGTGGTGTAGCAATGGATTGAATGTATCCATCTCTGAAACAGCAATTAATGCCCATATCAAAATTGTTAATAAAATATCATCCGCTGATATTCAACAAACGCTCATCAAAAGTGCCGCGGAAAAGATTTCTCCAAAAGAGCCTGACTACGACATTTTTGCAGGTCGTTTGTTAATCACAGATATGCGGAAGCAAGTCTATAAGCATCTTCAGCCTACCTCATTCTTGACATACATTCAAAATCACGTAGCAAACAAATTATATTCACCAGACATTCTAAAGAAATATACAGAAGCAGAGATTGTTCAACTAGCCTCTTTCCTTGATTATGAAAATGATATGAGTCGTGGATATGCGTCCGTGGTCCAACTATCAAGTAAGTATCTGATTAGAGATGCAAAGAATAAAGACTTACTTCTGGAGATGCCTCAGGAAACCTTTATGATTATTCCTATGGTTATCTTTGCAGATGAAGTTGACAATAGACAGAAATTGATTATTGATTTCTACACAGCATTAAAGAATGACGAAATTTCTCTACCGACACCAATTATTTCTGGTGTGCGTACCCAATTAAAGATGTTCAGTTCTTGCTGTAAGATTAAGATGGGCGATTGTGCCGAGTCTATTCTTGCGGCCGAATACGCAACATCTTTGATGACTAGTCAGAGGGCTGGTATTGGAATTGATATGGGTTTGGTTCGTGGTGTTTTGGCGCCTGTTAAACAAGGCACTGTTAAACATACGGGTGCATTACCAATTCTTAAAGCAATAGAGTCAGTATCAAAACAGTTCACCCAGAATTCATTGAGGACTGGTGCTACTGTAGTTAATTATCCGATTTTTAATTGGGAGATTATGGATGTTCTTGAGTATAAGAACAACCAAGGTTCCAATACAACACGAGCGAGGTTCATTGACTATTCAGTTGGTGTGCCAAACATCTTCATTGATAGATTGATGAAGAAGCAGGACTTTACTTTGTTTAGTTCTGAAGATGTACCTGAATTGTTCGAGCATTATGGAGACAGTAAAAAGTTTGAAGAAGCGTATCTCAAATATGAGACTAAACGTAATATTAGGAAAAGAACCGTCCCAGCAGTAGAACTTTTCAATAAACTTGTTAAAGAACGAGTTGGAACAGGACGTATCTATATCCATTTTGTTGATAATGTCAACAAGCAGGGTATGTTCGTAGAGCCAGTAACACAGACAAATCTATGTTCAGAGATATTCCTGCCAACTAAAGCAATGATGTTTGAGGGCCTGAAACGCACTAAGAAAGAAAACATTCACGATTATGACCCAGAGAATGGTATGATTAGTCTATGTATCCTTGGTTGCGTTAATTTCGGAAAGTTAGCAAACATCACACGTATGGATTCCCTTACTTATTTAATGGTCCGCTTTTTAGATAATCTAATAGACATACAAGAATATCCATTGGATGCGGCCGAATACCCTACGAGAGCATATCGATTCTTAGGTATTGGTATATCTGATTTCGCTCATTTCTTAGCGAAGAATGAAGCGAGATTAGGAACTGTAAAGGCAAGCGAACTAGCACACAAATGGGCAGAGAGATTTCAATATGGACTAATCAAAGCATCAATGAAGTTAGCAAAGGAACGTGGTCCGTGTGAGGCGTTTCATTTGAGTAAGTATTCCGAAGGCAAATTACCCATCGATACGTACAATAAGAATGTCGACCAACTCACTGATAATAAATTGTTATGTGATTGGGAGCATTTGAGAAAACAAATTGCGGAACACGGAATGAGGAATACTACGTTATCAGCAATTCCACCGACTGCGAGTAGTAGTCTAGTATCTAATTCAACTCAAGGTATTGACCCAATCCAGTCAGTGACAGATACATTTGAATCAGCCGTGTACACCGTAAGGAGTCTAGTGCCTGATTATGACAAAGAAAGTTACTATATGAAAGCGTGGGAATTCCCAAATAATGACAGTTCAGAGTATATTAAACTGATGGCTATTCTCCAGAAGTTCATTGACCAAGGGATGAGTGTCAATCAGTGGTATGACCTGACGAAGATTGAAGGAAAGGTATTAGATGCTAATAGAGTTAAGAGGGATATCCTCACGGCATATAAATATGGATTGAAGAGTCTGTATTATATTCGTTCTAAGGATAGAGAGAATACAAGCGATATCCTTCACGGTGAGGCATTAAAAGAAAACGAACAAGAGGACATCCCAATAGATGGTGATGAAGCCTGTGAAGGCGGTGCTTGTGCTATATAACGGAGAACATAGATGAGCAAAATATTTTCATTAGGCGATACAGTAAACTCTAAGAAAACTAGGTTGTTTCTTGGTCCGAATTCAGACCATAGGAATATTCAAACGTATCACGACCCAAAATACAAATGGATTCTAGACTTTGCAGAAGAACTTAGAGCAATTGGCAACTGGAGTAAAAATGAAATTGACCTGTCCAAAGAGAAAACGGACTACGATGGACTCGATGAAGCAGGGCGACATATCTACGAAGCAGGGTTAAAATTTGCAATAACACTAGACTCTTGTGCTGGCAGAGGAATGCTACAGTTATTCAATAACGGTGGTATCTCTAACAATCCTGAATGGGAATTGTATATCACGAATCACCAGAATAATGAGTTGCTCCATTC